TCAAATGCAGTTGCATCAAATCCAACCTGCAATGGTGCAAAACTAGGAAACCCTTCTTTTAAATCTATTACTGCATCTACTAAACCTCTATAATTAGGTTCATATGGTTCACGAGTCATCGTAAAACTATTTGCTATCATCAAGTCTCTTAAGACTGCAATAGCTCCTTGTATATTAGGTTCGTAAGCAGTTGACATAATTTACCTCTATTAATATCTATTTTAAACTGTGCCTACCATTATAATAAAAGTATGGAACCTCAAGTAATTGCTGCAATAATATCAGGTAGTATTGGTGCCTTCGCTGGTATTAGCAGGGCTCTGGGTAATTTTAATAAAAAAATTGATAGAAAATTTGATAGAATTCAAAGAGAAGTTGATGATTTAAAAAATAGTGTTATTCACGATTACGTTTTAAAAGAGGATTTTTTAAGAGAAATGCAAGGTGTACATACTAAATTAGATAGAATATTAGATCATTTATTAAATCACACTAATTAAACATTTATCCAAGAGGAAGAAGAAGAATTATACATAATTAATTGACTTGCCGAAGTATCATAATGTAGTTGTCCATTTACAGGATTAGCTGGTTGCCCAGCAGAAATTGAAACTACTGCCTTAGTAGTTTGAAATGATGAGCCATCAAAAATTTTAAATATTTCTGTACTTGATGTATCCAGCCAAGTTTCTCCTTTACTTAAAGATGTAAATCCAGCTGGAGAAGTATTAGGTGCATTAGTTCCAATATGAACAGGACCTACTTTTATTAAACCAGTACTTGGAGAAGATACATTATCTGCAAAAAATAAGCCTGGACTTGTACTGTGATTATTTAAAGCAAGCTCTCCTTCTCCTAACCTTATAGGAAATGGTCTATCATTTTGTACGCTTGATCTTCTTGTTTGAATTTGTACTGCCATAATTAACTCTCTACATTTATGTAAAATCCTGCATCTATTACTGTATCCTGATCAGTATCTGGACTGTACGTACTTGCATCAAGATTACTAGTATTTACAACAGAATCTACTAGCTCTCCATTTATATAATCACCTGCATTAATCAACCCAGATTCGAAAATATCAGTGAATTCTATTAAAGGTTTATTTATTATTCCAAACTTAATATCATCTAAAACGGTTGGAGATTTATTAAATAACTTATTTACCATTGAAATTAGTCTATTTGTAGTATTTAATGACTGTCCTGATCTATCTAAACCCCCTTGTGCATCTCTTTTTAAACTATCTGTTAAAGTCATAGCTACAACAGATGGATCAAAATTCGCTACGTTTTGTTTATTATTAAAATTTCCTGTAATCTCTTTGTTACCTTCCCATTTAGTTGATCGATTATATAAAGCAAATATTTCTGCTGATTCTTTAAGTTTTTGTTCTTCTTTTTTCCAATTTCTTTCCCATGCTTCAAGACCCTGACCTATAGGTTTGTCATTAGGTTCAAGTAACCATGCTCCTACATACTCATGTTTTTTTAAATTTTCTACTGTTACATATCCACTTGTTGTTTCATCAAAAGGATATACAACTACAAAACTGTTTGGATTTGGAACATCACTTATCGTGTATTCTCCTGAGATTGCATTTCCACTTGTAAAATTTAATTGGATTTTATCGTTTTTATTTAAATTATGATTTTCAAAATCAACCGTAATATTTACACCAGATTGAGAATATTTAGCAGCTAATTTTAGTGGCTCATTACCTTCATCATGGACTAATGACCACATCGCTGCATAAATATGTTTACACCAACGAAGTTGATAATATTGTAAATTTTGAAAAGAATTTTCTTCTTCATCTTCATATTCTGGTAACTCATAAAAATTGTTAATAGTTACATATCCTAAATCTCTGAAAGTACCAGGAATATCTCTTTCATCACTAAGAGTTCCATCTTGTTGTAAAACATTTCCAGGTTTTGTATCTCTTATAGATGTTACTGGAAATCTAGAACTATTTGAATTTTTAAATAAATCATATGTATCTCGTCTTGAAAAGTCTTGACATGAACAATTCCATCTTAATTCTGTAGTCAAAAATCTACCTACTGCAAAACCTCTATGAGCAGGTACAGTTGTTTTAGCCACTGTATCCACAGTCCTAGCACCATAACTATCTTTCTTTTGAAAAATTATTTCATTGGTATTTGCATCAGATCCAGTTACTGTATATCCAACATAATCGTCATATCTAAATCCTCTTAATAATCTACTTAAAGTAAGATTTCCTGAAGTAGATCCACTCGTTATTGTTGTGACTTTAAATTGTGTGGTTGATGTAACTTCTATCGTGTATCTACCAGAAAGAACATTACCTGTACTAACATCTAAAAATACTTTGTTACCTGTTGATAAACCATGAACTGAACTGCAAGTTACTGTAACTTCTGAACCTAATCTTGTATATGTAGAAGAAATTCCTGGATCTTTTTCTATTATTCGATCTGCCATTCTTTCACCAGCAAGAAATGCTACTTCTGTTGGTAAAGTTCTTAATTTAACTCTTACAAATCTCCACCTAGTATCAGTAAATGTTGTTGAATTGTGATAGATTACATTACCTGAAGTTGTTAAAGAATTAGTAGCTGTAACAGTAAATGTATTTTGAGTTTTACTTACAATTTGTAATGTCTCATCAATCGCAGTTCCAGTAGATATATCTAAGAAAACATCATCACCGGGAAATAAACCATGATCTGTTTTAGTTACAACTAAAGTTGTTCCTGTTTGTTGGTACGTTGCATCTACAGATGGAGCTAAATATCTAACTGCAAGTATGGGTAAACCAAAATTATAAAAACTAAATCCATCAGTGTCCCTCATTCCACATACATGTTCACCTAACTCTTTATTTTTAGAAGGGAAAGTAAATATTCTCGCTGGTATAAAGACTCCGGGAAATTGTTGAAATGTAAAAAACAATCTATAATCTCCCCTTCTATCCCTTTCTTTAGAAGTAGATCCTAATATTGTTTGCATCATTACATATAATTCATATCCTCTTCTCCACCTCGTCCATAGAGAATCTTGATTATAAAACTTTATTTCGCTTTCTAATTGATAACCATCAGTTCCTCGTGGATAGATATTTGGTTCCTTCGGTTTATTATCAAAATTTTTAAATTTTCTATTAAAATCGAAATTTGATGATTTACCGAAATCTCTTATTTCGAAAGCCATTATATTTAATAGAAACCGCCCTGAACATTACAATAGAATCCATTTGTTAAAGCAGTGGCACCACTAGCAGCTACATACAAAGCCTGTCCTCTCTTCAACATCAAACCTCTTTGCTTTGGAGCTAATGCATTATTAGCAGATCCAAAATTAGATCCGGCTTGGACAGTAGGATGATTTATAAAAGGTAATATCTTTTGTTCACTTAAACTGTAAGACTGCTGACTAGAATCTATACTAGCAACAAATAAAGGGAAAAACTGATTTATATTTGTTACTACACCAGTGTTTACTAGATAAAAACAAAAATCAGTAGGTAAAGAAATATCCACATTTCCTGTAATAGCTGAACCACCTACTGATGGAACTGTGACATCAAAAGTAGTTGCTGTGAAATTAGTTGTATCTTGAACTTCAAAAGTATCATCTTTTGGAACTGTCCCTGAGCTATAAGTTTTAAAATCTAAAAATACATTCTGACCAATTTCCAAATTATGACCACTGCCTAATGTAACTGTGCAAGTAGTATTAATTGCTGAATATGTCCCTGTTGGTGCAGTAACAGCATCAACAGTTTCTAAAACACGTTTTGTATATCTAAAGAATATTTCATCTACATAAGCTCCACTTATAGCAGTATCTGTTAGAGATGAATCAACATCAAATACTTTTGTAGCATTACCAACTGCAGTAGGAAGTAAACTTATTAGAAATGATTGACCAGACGATACTGTGCATAATGTAGAGGCGGTTGCTGGACGATCCACCATCAATGGTTGTTTGTTTGAACTACTGCTTGACACTTTTTCTTTCTAAGAGACTTAGTTTAATTATATAGGAAGGTTTTTTTCCTATTTTTTAGATTTTTCTTCTTTTTTTCCTTTTTTAGTCTTTGCATCTCTTGCTTTTGATAAAGCTTCTTTCATTTTTTCTTTATCAGACATTTTTTCACCACTTCCGTCATCTTTCTTTTTATTTTTAGTCTTGAAATATTCAAGAAGCTGGGGAGGCATTTTACCTTTAGCCATCAGAATTCTCCAATCTAGATACAGGAATAGAAGATACGAAACGATTAGGCAAATAATCTCCTCTAACAGTTGGAGATCTCATATAATCCCTTTCTGCAGTAAAGATATTAACTCGTTTGTCACCTGCCATTCTAGTACGTCCTCTACTTTCACCAAATGGATTTCTTTGTGATCTTTCACCTTGACCATAAATATTTTTATCCCTTCTTATACCTAGCGTATATCCAAGTTGAGTTCTAGGTAAAACAGACATTTATATAGCAGCTAAATTAAATAACACTGTTGCATCTGTTCCACCAGCCTCACTAACAAAAACAGCCTTAACAAATTTTACTGGCCTATCAGCAACACTGTAAATAGATGTTCCGTTAGAAGTAATAGTTTGAGCTGCAATAATTGGAGCATAATTAGTTCCGTCTATACTTCCATCCAAACGAACAATCACATTAGTATTAATTGAAGCTACTGTTACCGTCAAAGTATAACTCTTTGTAGCAAAGAAATTATTTGATGCTACTTGTAAAACTGTTCCATCTCCTGGAGCAGATAAACTTGTATCCGTAAAAAATATTGTGTCTTGAAAGTAGGTTACTGCCATTACAAATTTACAATCCTTTTCTTAAGAATAACAGGGGGAAATGTTTTACCTATGATTAGTTTCTAAGAATAAACGTGTTCCTACAGCTACATCAGCTGGTCCAGGAAGAGCCTGTATAAATTCTGCACCCTCTCTATTAAATCTATATCTAGCTTGCTCTGGGTTACGATAATTAGGAACATAGAGATGCATTGCTAATCTATCAGTCTCATAAATATAAATTTGCGTCCAAGTCTTTAGTGTTTCACGAAAATCTGAAGTTGAAACTGTACGGTCAACATCACCAAGAATACTTTCTATTCTATTTTTTGGAATATTATCGTTATTTATACTTCCTGTCATATCAGTTCTTTTTTCAGCTTCGTCACACCTACTAACCTGCTCTACAATTTTACTTACCCAAAAAGAATCTTGAACATTATTAAGTGCTTCTTCTAATCGAGCTTGGTCACCAGCTGGTATAGAAGTTATGTTATAACCTAAATGCCAACGTACTTTTGATTGTAAAAAGGTATCGAGCTTCATTCAAACAAGTAAAATATACCTGTTACTAGTCTACTCTCACTAAGTTCTCTTTAAATATTGCATCCCAATCAATTCTTTTTATCCCTCTTAATTGTTCAAGCTTTGTATATCTTTCTCCTGTCATTGTTGTTTGTAAATCTTTTATATCTCTAGCTGTTTTTAAACCAACTCCAGGAAGAGTATCAGCAATCTGTCTAGCACTTGCAGTATTTATATTTAAACGTCTGTCAAGAGGAAAAGTTTCTCTATTAGTTGGTTTAGCAGTTTTATCCCCAGTAGATTTTAATTCTGCTGTTAATCTTTCTTCTGTTTTAATTTTTTCATTAGTTGCCTCTAGATGAGGAATTAAATCATCTTCATGAACATAATCTACTTCATCGTTTGCATTAACGACCATAAAGATTCCTTCTCCATGTTGAGATATTTTTTCAACTAGACCACCAGTTATTTTGTGTTGATATAACATGATAAAAAATGTTTCCTAAATTTAGCTTACCTCAATAAATTTTTCTTGACAATGAAAAAGCGAGCCTTAAAGACTCGCCTTTCCAATTAACTATAAGGATATAGATTATGAATCTGTTCCACCTACTTGTGAAGCAAAGTCCACAAAAGAAGAAACATCATCCCAAGTTACAGCTTTTGCTGGACGTAAGTAGTTAACTCTACAAACGATATAAGCTGCTCTACCAGCAGTTGAATCGTCAGCTGAGATAAATACACCGTCACCACTAACTGTAGTACCTGTGACAGCATCGACATTATAAACTTTAAAAGTTGTGTCTGCTGTTACTTTGTACAACATAGC